CATATCAAATTATGAAGGTTCCAATAGAAAATGTTGTTCCTAATCTATATAATTTTATTTCACATTCTACTGATATAAATTTTACAAATAATAAAAAAATGTCAGATTTAAATGATTTTATGTTTAATAAACCATTTGCTATATTGGGTAATAATTCATCATTTAATAATTTTTCTAATTTTTACGATGCTAAAAAATCTATAACATCATCTAATATTATATTTTATAATTTACCATTTCAAATTATTTCTACTTCAACAATTACATTAAATGATGATGAAGTAAATTTCTTAATACCTATTTCTACTCAACAATTTTTTATAAAAGAATTAGATACTGTTGATCCTTATTATAAAAATGATTTTATAAATAATACTACAATTATTTGTGATTCTAATGAAATTATTCAAAGAAGATTTAATCCTGCTTTTGATGAATTTAATTTCACTAGTAAATTTTTAAATAAAGGTTATTATAGAGATTTTTTTGTAGATCAAACAATTAGTATTATTAATGATGTATTAGATAAAAATCCTGATTATAAAAAAGTAATTGAATTAATTGATAATACAAATAAAATATATTTAGAAACATTTACTAATTTATTAAACGTTTCTAATACTGCATTATATGGTAGTACAACACGAAATATTTTATCTAATATACCCAATATCAATAATTTAAATACTATTTTTAATAATAAAACTATTAATTATGATATATTAACCTATACAAATCTTGATTATATTAAATATTCTCATTATGCTCTTCGCTTATATGAAAATGTATTTTTTACTACCGATAAAGATTTAATTAAATTAAATGATATTACTAATGTATTATATGTATTAACACCTATTTGGGAATATTATGATGCTAATATGAAAATTTCACACGATCTTATTGACTATCTTAAAAATATTCCTAATTTTTTTACTCAACATATTACTTATGTTAATAATAATATTAATTACTTAAATATTTCTAATGCTAATAATTATAAACAACAATATTTATCATTTAATGAAATACAACAACATAAATTTAATAACTTTTATGATTTTTCTGGTAATAATACTATTTCATTATTACATCCTATTATAGATGAGGATATTTATAAAATTAATATTTTTGATAGTTCAAATCAACAAACTACTACTATTGATAAATTCACATTAGATGATTTAGATAAAACTAACTTTACTACAACACAATTTACTAAATCTATTCAAAAAAATAATTATTATGATGCTAAATATTTAATGGAAAATAGAAATCAACAACAAACTAATAAATTCAATTATATGGGGCTTTCTAATGTTAATTCACATCATAAATTTGTATATGATGATCATTTTATTCCAAAAATATGTTCTACATATTATAAAATTGATGATGGGAAAATTATAAAAGGACAATATCAAGCATCTAGTGGCAGATTTAATATCGGTATTAGTCAAATTGAAAATAAATCTGATATTCCAGATATATTATGTATTAATCCTCTTGAAATTATGTTTAGTGATTTTGATTCTATAAAATTAACTATTACTGGACTTTTTAATATAATTGAAACTACTGACATTAAATATATATATAAAGTTAAAATTAATACTGATTTATTAGTAATAACTACAACTGATTCTAATGGTATTCCTAATTATATTGATACAATTGGAAAATATATTATTGATACTACTACTAATATATTATATCAAAGTACTGATACTGAATGGATACCTCAAAAATTAAAATCATTTTATATATCTACATATTCCAAATATTATATTACCAATGGATACGGTATATTAGTTGAATTAAATTTAGAAACTAATTTTTTGATTAATAATAAAATTATATCTGGATTTTATAAACAAGAATCAGTTTCTTTTGGTTATTTATATATTATATCTGATTATAGTTTAATTTTCAATTCTAATGATTTTATCTTATTATCTAATAATTTAGATTATACTTCATGGGTTATTATTCCTAATATTAAAAATTATATTATTGAAATATTTAAACAAGTAAATTTTAAATCTTCATTAACATCATTATATTCACACAAGTATTTTAAATTCGCAAATAAATATTTTGAATTTTCTTCAAATACAGTTATTTTTGATATTGAAGGATTTAGTCAAAATGGAACTTATTTTTATTTAGATTCAACAGCTCTAGCTAGTTATATATCTATTATTGTTAATATTGGTGATTCTACTAGTATTCCAACTACTGAACAATTAAATACTTATATAAATGATACTAATAAATTATATGTTGGTGTAAGTGGAAATCCAAATACTTGGAATTTAGTAAAAGATAAACGTTTTTTGATTTTAAATGATCCGACTTATAATCAATCATATTGTAAAATTGAATTTGATGGAACTATTAAAACTGAAATTAATACATCTATATATCCTGCAGAAACACAAATTTATTTAATTAAAAATTTATCTGATACATTTTTAACTATTTTTGCAGATGAAGGTAATCATTTAATGAATATTGTTGAAGAAGGAAAATATATTATAGATACCAATAAATTATATATTGGTTTTAATTCATCATGGATATTAGTATCATCAGGATATTATATTATATCTTCACAATTAACTTATTATGATAGTCAATTAGTAAGAACTGACTCATCTGGTAATATTATTATTTTTGAAGAAATTAGTATATTTGAAAGTGATTTAGAACCACCTATAGAATCAAATGGATCTTATTATATTAATTCTAGTAATAATTCACTTTATATTAGTGATGGTATTACATGGAAATTAGTAAAATGGGGTTATTTTTTAATAAAATCATCAGGAACATACTTTAATAAAAAAATAAAAACCGAATTTAATGGTAATATAACTATTATTAATGAAATTGAAGCAAATACTGGTCTAATAAATGATAGTATTATTATAGGAAATTATTTAATACAAGATGATAAATTATATTTAGGAACAATAAATGGCTGGATAGTAGTAACAAATGGGGTATATATTATTAAGTCTAATATTTTGATTTATAATAATAAATGTATTGAACCAGATCAATATGGTTATTTATCATTTGTTAATTTAAGAAATATTTCATTAACAGAAAATAAACTAACATTATTAATACTTAATAATCAAATATATTCATATTTTAAAAATTATGAATTTTCTAAACAAATTAGAGAAATTTCAGATGATTCTTATATTTTATTAATTGATTTAACTAAACAACAAAATAGACATTTTATTTTTGAAAAGAAAAATATGATAAATTTTGAAATTCCTGAAGGTGCGTATCATTCTTGGACATTACCTAAAAATTATTTAAATTTTATAAATTATGATGTTGATTTAGATATTGATATTAATGGTAATATTAATTTTAATAATATACCTAATATCCCTACTTATTCATATTATCAAATTTCAAATAACTTAAATAGGTCTATTTATTATTATCAAAAAGGTTCTACAATTAATGTATCTGATTTTATTAATTATTATCAGATTAAAGATATTAAATCTATTAAACAAATTCAAATGATTGATAATAAATTATTTAATATTGATATGAAACAATTAATTAATATTTATAAAAATGTTGATGCTTCTGAAAATTTTATTACTAAAACATTAACTAAAAATATTACTGAAAATGATTTAAATTTTGATTCTATTGAACAATTATCATATAATTCACAATTTATTAAAAATAATTATGGAATTAAATTTTGGAATAAACAATATGCTGAATTATTAGGAGAAAATGAAATTTTAGTAAATATGATTTTAAAAGTACAATCAAATAATCATGTTATATATCATCCTATTATTGTTAAAAAATATGAAAATTTTACAATTCCAAAAGTTTCATTTGATTATAATGGAACCAATTATATTAAATCTTTTGTTATAATTGATAATACATTATTATCTTATTCAAATCAAACTAGACTTTCTAGTGATTATATTATTGGATCAATTAAAGGTAATGATTTGTCTAATACTTTTTATTCATTAAATCCATATTTAGAAATCAATAATTCAAATCTAATTATTAAAACGGGATTTAATATTATGTCTACTTCATTTGGTTTACATTTATGGAAAATTAAAGGTGTTAATGAAACTACATCTGAGTCATTTATTTTCTATTTTTGGACATTATTTATTGATCCTACTACAACATTAGCTCAAGATTATTTAAGTTTACTTACTATATCTGAATTAAATAATAATGGAATTTCAGAACCATTTTATTTATCTACTTCTAATCCTATTCTAAATTATGGAAGTACACATGATATTATAACATGTACACCTAATATATTAAAACAAACTAATCAAAATTATGAATTAATTTTGGATGATACAGTTACTAGAAAAATATCTTATAAATATTGGATTAATACAAGACATTTTGATACAATTAATAACAATCATGAAGTATTAGATGTTGATTATAATCAAATTTTAAATATTAAACCTTTTATTGAAAATTTTGCTAATACTTTACCAACTGGCAATTTAGTTAAATTAATTAATTTATCAAATGTATATTTAAAATCAAATATATATATTATATGTTATTTAGATAAACTAACTGGAAATAAATTAATGTATGTTAATACTAATTCGGAACTTAGTGAACTTACTCTAAATGTTACTAATTTATATGCTAGTGTTGATATACAGTATTTATCATTGTATTATTCACAAAATTATCCTCAATTTGTATCAAATTATATTACTTTATCTAATATTTCACAAGATGTATTTCAAATATCATATTATCATAAATTATATTTAGAAATGGGTGAAATTATTGCTGTTGATGGTAATTATTTTCATGTTAATGGATTAGATGTATTTAATAATAGTTATGAATTAAAATTAATAAGACCTGGTAAGGATTTAAGATATTCTTATACTGGTTATTATACTTTTGGTAATTATTTGAGAGATGATAATAGAATTATTCCACCACTAGATTATCAAAATACTATTAAATTATATACTTCAATTGATATTACACCTGGTGTAATGTATTATGATAATTATTCATCTCAACTTTCTTTATTGGATAATTCTAGTACATTGACTAATATTAATGTTTTTGATGAATTAAGTTTGAAAGTTAAATTAATTTATAATAATGGAAGATTATTTTTATTTGATAATTTTATTAAATTAAAAATATTAGATAAATTAGTTTATAATGGAGTTAATCCTGCTAGAATTTATCAAATTATTAATATTAGAGATAATGAAATTTTATTAGATAATACATTTGGCGATATTAGTTTATCTAATAATTCATTTATTGAATTTATTTTACCATATCAACCTTTTGAACCAAAATATATACTTATTAATAATGATGGAACAATATTATCAGAAGAATTTAAAGATAATCAAACATTAGTTTTTGATATTTATTTTGAAAAATATATTACTCCTATTACTAGTACTAATACTAATTTTACTATTGGTACTTATTTAATTGATTCTAATAAATTATTTATTCGTACTATTTTAAATTTATGGGAACCTGTTAGGTTTGGGGTTTATTATATTCATAATTCTAATACACTTTATGATAATAATTATTATAAACTATCTTCTGATAATACATTAATTTTATTTAAATCTATTGTTACTAATTATGGTGATTTAACATCAATTCCTTCTAATTCAGATAGTTATATTATTAATAATAATAAATTATATAAATCAGATATTACTACATGGGTTTTAGTAACAACAGGATATTATCATATTATTATTTCTGATATACCTAATTATAATAATATATTAGTTACTATTGATAAAAATAATTTGATATTAATTAATAATAATATATATCAAATAAATCAAAATAAAATAAATGTTGAACAATCATTTATTAAGGATTATTATTGGGTTAGATTATGGAAAACAAACTATATATCATATTTTAAAAATTATATGTATTTACCTAAAAATAAAATATTATCATCAATTGTTCTTAAAAATAATTATCCTATTAATATTGATATTGAATTTGATTATAATAATTCAAGATTTAAATTACTTACTGATAAATCTATTTTAAATTTATATAATTTTTATTATTTACAACCAGTTAAATATAAAGGTACATATAATTATATTAAATCTATAATAATTGAAGAGAATAATACTTATATTTATCTAACTAATAAAATTATATTAAATACAAATGAAAAATCATTATCATTAATAGTATCTCCTCAATTTAATAACCAATATGAATATTATTCTAATTTGAAATTTAAATATAATTTTAGTCTTCAACCAGTTTTTTATAATACTATTAAAAAAGGAGATAGATATCCTGTTATTAGATATATATTAAAAAATAATAAATTAATTTTTATTCAGAAATATGATTCTAAAAATCAACTTATTACATTTGAGTACGGAAGAACTGTTATTGAAAATGAAGTTACTAATTTAATTAATGATAATTATGAATGTATATATTTTTATGAATTCTCTGTTGTTAATCCAGATGGTACATTTAATAATTGTGATACATTAATTGGGTCTTGGCATTTACATACAGAATTATATAAAGATAAAAATTTAACTGTTTTATGTAAAATAGAATATCCTAATTTAATTAAATCATATAGTTATACTGATAATTTAAATTATCCTGATTATATTGATAGACTTATTGGTTTTAAATTTAATATATTTAATGAATTTATTTATGTTGCACTATCTGTTATTCAATCTAAAAATATGATTGAAACCAATACTAATACTGTTGAAATTATTAAAAAATATGATATTAAATTAATTGGTCTTCCTACTGTTATAACTACTACTACATGGACTTTACAATCAAGTTATTATTATAATTCATCATTAAATTTATCTAGTTCTGTTCAAAATGATGTATATATTATTGATACTAATAAATTATATTTAGGTACCGATAATCAATGGATTCAACAAATTAATGGTACTTATAATTCAACTTTAACATTAACAGACCCAGCTATATCTAATATTTATATTAATGATGGTAATCAAATATATTTAGGTATAACTACAGAATTATGGTCTCAAGAAATTAGTTTTTTTAGTACTAGTCCTACATTTGATTATAATCTTTATAATCAAGTATATTTAAATGAATCCTATCAAATACCATATACCATTTTTGTTAGTTCTAATAAGTTTTATATTAATTCATCTAAATATATTTCTAATCAAATACAAACAATATATACTAAAAATATAAATTATTTAGTTAGTGCTATTAGAACTAAAACTATTAAATCTGAATATATGGAAGATAAAAAAAATGAATTTTATATATCTACTAGAATTATTAATACTGAAGCTTTAGAAATGAATATTTATGTTTCTGTTTCTAATCTTGAAGAATTATCTTATAAATATAAATTAATTGATAATTCTACTAATTTCTCCCTTAATATTCTTAATACATATTTTATTAATGATCTCAATAATACAATTAAACTTATTGATAATAATACTAAAACATTTGTTTCTAATAATATTATTGATATTGATATTACTCAAATTTCTAAAGAATACTATAATATGAATTTATCCCTTTCTAATTCATTAAATTTAGATAATATTGTTGATCCTATTAAATTATTCCATAATATTAAACAATTAAGAGTTAAATTAATTGAAAATTCTCAAATTAAAGATACTGATATTTTTAATTATTTAAAACCTTGGAAATCTTGGTCTATTTTAAATGCTGTTAATAAAGTTACTAATCTTAAAAATAATATTGTTAAACAAATTTATTTAGAATGGAATAATAATAAAGTTATTGAAATATTAAGTAGTGGTAATTATTTAACTAATAATGAAATTATTATATTATCTCAATTTCTTAAAACTGTTAATAATGAACCTATTGCTTTAATTAATTATAATATTATGAAAACAACAGTTGAACCTATTATTTTTAATAATTTATTTAATTGGTTAAATAATCCTGATTTTTTTATGGATGTTTTAAATAATATTAATCTATTTTTATCTTCTATTCAAATTGAGACTGGATATCCTATATATTTTGATGGAAATAATATTATATTTGGTAATGATACTCAACCTACATATATTATTATTGATGATGTTAATGAAATTGCTAGTTATATTACTAATGAATTTACATTTGATTTAGTAACTAATACTATTATAAGAAACTCTACTGAATTTATTAAAATAGAAGAACAAATTAATAATTGGATTAATAAAATATATTCATTTGATTATAATATTAGAAGATTTGGAATTTCTGTTCATAAATTATTAAGATATCTTGTTAAATTAGGTGATCAATTAAAAGAACTTATTGATTATTTTGTTCAACCATTTAAAAATACTCCTGAATACATATATAATAATCCTCTTAAATTTTTAATTAATAAAATATGGGAAAAATATCAAGATATTGAACCATTAAATAAATTGGATAAATATTTTAATAAAACATTAACTATTAATTATGATTTAGAAAAAATTTCTATTGGTATGTTTGATATATTAACTAATACTGTTGGTATTAATAGTCAAATTATTGGTGGTATTATTTATTTAGAAAATCTCACCATTAATGAATTAGGTATATTTCTTAGAGAATCTTATCAAGATTTTTATTTATTTATTAATACTCAATTTAATTTAAGTAATTTTTTTAAATATGACCCTAATTTATTAAAACCTATTTATATTAATACTAATCTAATTACTAAACCTATTTATCCATATATTATTAATTTACAAAATTATAAATTATCTACTACTTCTACTTATTCTATTGATTTTTTAAATGGTACTAAAATCGCTTCTGATATTCAAATTATTGATCCTATTATTTATCCAGATCAATTAAATTTTTATTCTGAATATAATATTAAACCTACTGATTTTATTGTTGTTAAAGAAAATACTTCTTATCAAATTGTTTCTACACAAGTTTTAGGTCATGCATTTGTACTTAACTTTCAGAATCTGGAAACTTATACCGGAACTCTTAATGTTTATTTTATTGATAAAATACAATTTAGAAATTATAATTTAAATATTGCTAATATTGATCCTACTAATAGTATTGTGGTTGCTTTATTTCCTATTACCAATCAAGAAAATAATGAATTTAAACCATTAAATTATAATGATTTACTTGAACTTAGAAATGAATTAACTATTAAAAAAATTAATTATGTTAATGGTAGACAATATATTGAATTTTATAATTCAAAATCATTGGATGCTAATTTTATTTTAGATAAAACATTATTAAAAACTTCTTTAATGTCATATAGTCTTAAAAAAGATCTTAATAAATATTATGTTGAAGGTTCTATTATTGATATTTCTGAATATAATGTTACTATTATTATTCTTGTTAATGCTAAAATGATTATTGATTTAAGAGAAGTATATTATTTATATATACTATATCCTTCTATTTCTAATATTTTATATAAACCAGATAATACTAATATTATTATCCCATTAGAATTTAAACTTGTCAATCCTATTACTCAACAAGAAATTACACCTACTAGTGTTAATACTGTTAGTGATAATATATTAATATTTCATTATAGTCTTGAAGATTATGCCATTATTAATAATGGAGGTTTTTGGAATAATATTAAACATACCAAAAGATTAGATCAAACACTCTCTAATAAAATTGAAGAAATTAAATTATATAATGAATATTTATATTATTTTCAAATGGTTTTACCTAAAGTTAATGAGTCTTCTAATCAATTTATTATTTCGTCTTCTACTACTATATATGTTTATGATGATTCAATATCTGATATTAACATTAAAGATGGCATTTGGGAACCAACTATTGATACAAATAATAAAATTTCATTATATATTAATCAAAATAATAATATTACTTATTTTACTATTAGTAAAGATTATACTTATTTGGATTTTGTTTCTAATATTAAATTTATTCAAAAAAATAATTGGAATATTTCTGATATTAATGATTTAACAGATAAAGATATTAAATTAGGTAATCCTTATTATAAATATAATGGAAATTCTATTAGTATTAGAATACCTAATGATTTTATATATAAAAATGAATCTAAATATCACTATAAATTTAATAATCAAATATTAGATAATACACAATTTATTTTCTCTAATTATCTTTTAACATTTGATTGGTTATTTGGTCCTATTAATGGTATTATTAGTTTTCAACAATATTATATTGAAATAAATACTGGATTATTAAATATACCTAATCAAAATAGAAAAACTGAAATTACTCTTAATTATCCATATCAATATAAATCAACTGATCACTTTTATATCAACCCATATAGTGGGTCTGGTGATGAATTTGCTGAATTTTTATATTTATTAGAAACTAAAGATAAAACACATTTACCTTATTCTACATTTTCTTCTAATTTCTCATTTATTAACATTTATTTAAATTCTGAAAATGGTACTATTTATCAAGGTAAAGTTTTTGATCAATATTATAAATCTAATAAAATTTATTGGATATTCTCATTAGATAAAATTATTGATTTAACATTAACATATACATATTATTTAGATGATAATATTAATAAAGAAGTTGTTTCTATTGAGCATTATCAAGATTCTTTACAATATGCGGATTTTTATTATCAAGAGATCCCAAATAAAATTATTTTATTTGTTAATAAATCATTACATGAATATAATTATATTAATTTACCATATCAATTTATTACTGCTCCTGCTTTTTCTACACCTCCAGAATTAGCTCCATATGGAAATTTTTATATTGATCTTTTGCATAATAATTTATTTGTATCTATTGGGTTTATGTGGTTTCTAATGACAGCAGGTTTATTCTTTGTTACTTCTACTAATGTTAAATATGATAATAAACATATTAGTATATTAAATGATGGTACTATTATATTCAATACATATGAGAGTAAACCTAATAAATTTTATTTAATATCATATCTTAATTATAATGTTACTAATGTTTTTAATCAAGATAAATTCATTCAAAATAAATCTATGAAAAAACAAATTACTACTACTACTATTACTACTAAAACTACTGAAATTCCAAAATGGTCAAATCCTAGTAGATTAATTAATTATATTAAACTATTTTTTAATGATCAACTAATGGAAGAATTAAATGAAAATACCTATTTAATTAATTATTATTTATATCAGAATGAAAATTCAAGAAAACAAATTAATAATTTAATTAAATTTAGATTTAATAATAATTATTGGGAATTATATATACCATTAGCATTTTGGTTTAATAAAAAAATTGGATTAGCTATCCCTGTTATTGCTTTACCACATACTGAAATTAGACTTGAATATAAACTTAATAAATTACAATATATACTTGATAATGATCTTACTGGTAATTATACATTTTCATTTCATAATGATTATAATAATGATAAAATACCACATATTAAAACTACTTTAATGAATGAATTTATATTATTAGATACTTTTGAAAGAAAATTATTTGGATCATTTAGTCATGAATATATTATTGAAAGAAATATTTCCTATCCTAAAAATTATATTTATAATGAAATGACTATATTACCTGTTAAATTTAATGGATTAATTAAAGATATTTATTTAATTACCAGATTAAAATCTAATCCTAAAATCACTTTTATACCTCAACAATATATTAAAAAAGATAAAAGAGATATTAGATATAAAAGATATGTTACTGCTATTCAATATTATAATCTATTTATGATTAATAATATATACACATCTGATGATCAACGAGATTATGCTAATGATATTGAAATCATTTATTATAATAATCTGTTATTAGAAGAATATATGAAAGCGTTTGATAAAAATATTAGTAAATATGATGATATTAATAATATTATTACTTTTTTCTCCAATTTTAAACAATGGGATAATAATTTTGATTTTGCTAAATTTTTATTATATTATCAAAAAATATTTTTAAGTGCATTTACTTCTCATAATAAAATCAATTATTTAATTACTATTTATATTCAACATCAATATAACACTGAACTTATATATGAGGAAATTTCTTTTATTGATACTATTAAAATTAAAGCTAATGGTACTAATCTATTTTCTGAAAGAGATTCGTCGTTTTTCTCTGATCTTATTCCTGTTACTAAATTTAAAAATAATTTACCTATTGGATTTTATGTTTATACTTTCTCATTATATCCACTAGAAGATCAACATTCAGGTCATTTAAATTTTACTAATTTTGATGATATTGTATTTAAAATTAAATCTAATTCACTTATTATTAATGGAATAAATGGACCATATCCATATGAAATTTATACTCATATTAAGGAATATAATATTTTAAGAATTATGAGTGGTCTTGGTTCAATGGCTTGGATTAATTAATTATTAAAACCTAAACCTCCTATTCCATTTGATACTCTTAATAAATTATATTCTATTGCATATCCTCTTATTGAGGCTGGATTTTGATAATTTATTATATTATTCATTGTTAATTGAATATATGCATCATCTATTTTACTAAAATTTATAGATCCTGATGGTTGAAGTTCTTTCGGATTTAAACTAAAAGAATACATATAGATTCCTTCTTGGTTATTATAAAAATTTGATTGATATTTCTGAAGTATTGTATAATATATATAAGAATCTAATTCCATTCTATTTATTGAATTTATGACTAATAAATTTTTATTTATTATAAATTCGGGGGTTTCAGTAAATGGTATTGTTGTATAATCAAACTGATTGTTATTTGATATATTTGATAATAATATCGCTCTCCACACTAATAATTTCACTGGATTTATTAAAGGTAATTTATAATTTGAATTTGTTGAATAAACTAATTGTTCAGATATCGTTTGAACTAGGGGTATTAAATATTCATGGGAATTATTTATAAAATTATATCTTTCAAAATTGTCTAAATATATATAATTTACTAATAAATAAGCTGATATTAAGGAAGGTTTATTAAATTTGAAATAATCTTCATCTTTTACTACTACAGATTCGGATTTTATATTTACTATAAAATTTGATTGGGTACCTATTAATTTATATTTTGGATCATTTAATATTGTTGGAATATTAAATTTCCCTTTTATTGGATTATAATATAATTTTTGTTCTATAGGATCAAAATATATAAACTCTCCTATTATCTTATTATTCTGATTATTCTGATAAAACTTCTCTCTTGGTTTATAAATACAGTAATTATTTGTCACATTTATAAAATAACTTGGAGATATTTTATAACAGAGGTCAATATCATTAAACTCTACATGAATTTTTATATCAGTATTTGCTAATGCAATTAATGGAATCCCTAATCCTGTATCTTCACAAAACCAAAAAGAAAAAGGTATGTATAATACTGTTGATTTTTTGGTTTCACTATATTCTATTAGTTCTTGAATATTTCCTATCATTTTATTATATGATTTTTTATGACCTAAACTTATGGTCATTTCATTCCAAATATTTATCCAATCACCATAATGTCTATCTACTATTGATCCACCTATTTCAACTTCTACAAAATTTATTAATGCACAACCTATCTTTTTTACCCAAGCAAATTTTTTTATTGTACTTGCTGAACTTTGAAATGTTTCCATTTGAATATTCGGTAATTCTACATATAAATACGATTTCCCTAAAAGATCCGCATTCTTACCTATATTTATCGTACACCTTCTTCCAAAATCGGGAGTCGTTTTAAAATATTGAGGGGTTGGTTCTATTGAATAGTTGGTATGTCTTTTATATGCTATCTTAAAAAAGGTAATCTCAGGTTGAGCTGATAAATACAAATTCTCTTTACCAACTGAAACTAATAATAATAATCCTAATCCCATATACATTAATTAGAAAATCCATCTTTAAATTAAATTAAATTTAATAATTATTAAATTTAATTTAACTAACTTAACCAAGCAAATCATCTATCTTAAGTGGAGCTCCTTTAAACTTACGAGTTTCTGATGCTACTGATGCTACTGCTGAAGATACTTGAGTTGGAGCATCTTTCTGAACTTGTAATGCAATTGATTTAATTATATCTAATAAAACATCTTGTTTTTTAACTACACGATCAAAATATCTATTACGTTCATCAACAAAACGTTTAATATGTTCTATTCTTAATACTGTACTCGCATCTTGTTCACCATGAATTTCAAGTAATCTTTTATATTTTTCAGTCATTACAATAACTTTCATTAATTTAACTTCTGCTTTTTGGAGTTGATTAAATAATTCTTCTATTTTTTCAACATCCACTTTGGCAATTTCTTTTTTATGCTTTTTAAGCTGATAACGAAGACCTTGATAATGAGTTTTTAATAAAGACCATACTTGTTTATTTTCAGAACTTAATTTATCTTCTATTTCTTCAAGTGGAGTTCCACCACCACTTAGTATTCTTCCAAATAAAAGACCTGGATTTAGTCTTAGTCTAAATGAATTTTGTTCACTTTTCAAAAGATTACCTAATCTTTCAACTGAACTCGGAGCCAAATTAGAAGCAAATACACGGGGGAGTAATCCCATTTTCGCTAATTTGGTACCCTTAAATGCATTATCTCTATAAAGTAACTGCTCGTCTGATTTAACAACACCTTTATTAAGAATTGCGGGATTACTATTAATTTTTTTAACTAACATACCAAGGTAACCAGTAAGTTTATCATTTCTAGCAATATTATTATACTCCTCTGGTGTTAACTGAGAAGGTGTCTCTTTTGTCATTGCTGCTAATTTAGCTAACCAATCAGTTACTTCAAATACTTTTCTAAGATTCGTTTTATTAGTCTCATCCCATGTATCTACATCTTCAAATTCAAAACTTTTTAGAGTAGTAAGAGCTATACCAGGAAGCATTTTTGCAACTTCTGCTTCGGCACTATTCCAAAAATTTGGATTTTCTAAATATGCTTTACATTTAATAACATTTCCTCCAGCTAAACATTCACGTAAATAGTCAGCACATCCATATTGGTTTCCCTTATACTCTTTGTCCTCAAAACCAGTTCCTAAACATTTGTTGGCAACAGTTAAATCATTATAAGCTTTTGATTTAATATCAACTTGTAATTCTTTTCCAGTAGCATCAACTGTCCATAATGAGCCATCTACTTTACGCCAATATTTTCCTGCATCTACAGAAACTTCACCATCCATTAAAAAATCAGATGGTTTTTCTATAGATATAGGTGATTCCATTGCTTCACTTAAAATCTGATTTAACCAGTATTTATCATATTTATACTGAAACTCAGTTTTGGTATCTATTGTTTTAATAAAATCTAACATAAATTTCAAGCAATTATCCTCATTGTTCAATTGACCATTATTTTTAACCTTCTCATCTACATATGTATCAAATTTATTTTTATATTTTGAATCTGCTAGGGCTTTGCCTTTTACAACGGTTTTATAAGCGATTAAGTCATCACTGATTGCTTTAACTGCCTTCGCAATAGCTAATGTGGCAGCGGTTTCCTGGGGTTTAGTGCTACTACCTACGATGTCATTAATATCTTTAGCAATAGAATCAGGGATACCCTTATCGGTTGCAGCTATAAGTGTAGTTCCATCTACTACTAATTTAGCTCGGGCTATTGCTTTATCAATATTTTCCCAGGTTAGGTTAGTCGAAACAAAAATTTTAGTGGGTCCAGTTCCAGCCTCAAGAACTTTTAATACATCAATGGCATTGCCCGTTTCTGTTATTACTTCATCAATCTTGGGTGTAAGATCTATCTTAGACCATGCATTAAATCCAGTTAGTACTGACCCTGCAGTGGCAGTACCACCAAGTTTTAAGCTTTCTAGTACAGGTCCTAACATTAATGGTTTCTCAGCAGCAGGCGCCTTACCGTTTAAAATATCAAGTGCAGGGAAATACTTGATTTTATCCATAGTTGCCAATTGTGTAAAGTTATTGAAAAACGATCGATC